TGATACCCCAATATTCTTACTTTATACCTAACTCCCCATCCTTCACCATCCACTTGTTGTGGTGCCGATTCAGTTGGTGCAATTTGCCCAATCCACCAACGAAATCCATCTCTACCAATAAAGTTACTTTTAAGTGTTGATTCTTCTATCATTGTGCTTTCTTAATTCCAAAATTATCTCTTACTAATTTTAAAGAAGTGTATGAACGATTTGGTTCAAAATGATGACATAATTCCTTTATCATATATAGTCCACTTACTTCAGTATCTAAATCATTTTCACTCACAGAAATTTTTGGAAATTCACACCTAATCACATCACCAGCATTTAAATTTGTGTTACAAGGTATCATCATACTAATAGATTGTGTAAGAAGTAGATTATATCTCATTAACGATTGAGACTGATATTCCTCAGGATTTGCATTAATATCTGTCGAGATTCCTGGATCTAATGTTCCAACATCAAAGATACCTGTCAAAATTCTTGAGGGAACATCACCTAAAGATTGATTACTTTCATCACTAATCGAGGGTAATTTTAATTTTGATTTTGCTCCAAGATTATTTAAATTATCTTTATAATTTGATAATCTAAATGTAGTATTACTAAAATTAAAATTTAAGGGATTGAAGAATGATCTTTCACTTGCATAAGAACCTAGTCTCAACTTTTCTATAAGATTTTGGTTTTTATCTGTAGAATAACTTAAAATTTTAAAGTCATTATTGACTTCAACTTCACTTTCATTAACTTCAGAATAATAATATGTTTCTTTAGATTCCTGTCCAATTAATCCATCAATCGACTTGAACTTAAATCCATCCTTTGTTTGATAAAAAACAAATCCTGCTGTTGAATTTTTAGAAGAAACTGGAACTGCTTTAGATGCTAACCATATTAAAGTCGTAAATGGTTTTCTCGAATTTCCTATAAATGAATATGGATTTTGTGATTTTTCTATGTCTTCTTCTTTATATGCAGTAGTTTTTAATATATTTTTTAAAATCTTACTTACAGATTGATCAATTGTTCCGGTATATTTTTTATACACTCTCGCAGTTTCATTCGTAATTGCTTCTCTTGAAACTAAATTGAGTAAAAAACTTTCTTTTTGTGATTGAGAAATTACATCAGTAATACTTGAAACATAAAGATATTTGTCTGATGTTGATCCAAAATCAAGACCAGTTTTTCCGACTCCCCGATCAGAAATCTTCATTCGAAGTCTTTCACCACCTCTAAGTGGAAGTCCATTATATATTGATTCTAACTTACCAGTTTTATCATTTTCAATTGATTCTCCTGTATTAATAACACGAACCTTGGCAGTAACTGTTGGTGAAAAAATGTCTTCATAATAATCAATAGAAACTGCACCCAATTTTAAATCAACAGTTTTTTGTCTATCATTAGATTCTAATACTAATATTTCGTAAAGGGAGGATTCTGATGCTGACATTTATGTATATGCTAAATCGGTTAATAATTTTCTTTTCGTAATACTATTTAACGAAGAACCCATAACAATAACTGGAGAAGATCCTCCAGATTGTTGCATCATCATAGGAGGTGGTCCTTCTTCTTCTATAATTATCATTGTGTTTTGCGGACCTGTTGAATATCCAATATCAGGCATTATTCCTGTAGATCTTGCTATAGAACTTGTTCCATGACCCAATCCAGCACCACCAAATCCGGCATTTTTCAATACTTGCCGCACTTTTGCAGAACCATTAAATTCTCGTTGGCCAATCGCACCACTTCCCCCCCATTGTGCTCCAGGAATATCAATTGCCAAATCGGCACCATGCCATCCAGGATCTCCTGGTCTATATTCACTACCTATTCTTATTCCTGCAGCACGTAATGCTGCTTTTGCTCTATTTTTATCTTGAATATTTCTAAAAGCAATATGATCATGATAATTTGATTCTCTTCCGTGACCATTATAATCGTAATTTGGATGGTTTCTATCTCCAGTAATATATTCTACAACATTTCCACCACTACCATATCTTCCACCACTACCACCTCCACCAGCTTCCCTTAAGTTTTTTTGATATACAGATAATGATTGTGATGCCGTTCTTGATGTTTGTCCATATTGTGGAGTAAAACTTGCCCATTCACCACCAAGAATTCTCATATCATTTTCATTGAGTCTTTTGGATGGATTAACTCCTCGTGCCCATTGTGATTGAAATAATATCATTTTATTTTGCAATTCTGGAGTATATTTCACTTTACCAGGATCTAGTCCCATTGCCATTACAGTTTGTTCTGGTTTCATAAATTGTCCAGCACCTACAGCAGCAGATGTATACCTACCATAAGTTGCCTCTCCTGCAGAAAGTCTCCTTTTTTGTTCTGCAACAACTTCATTCACAGTCATTTGCGAAAGATCCATATCAGTTCTCCCACCAAACCAAGTATTATATCCCTGTGGTCCCGATGTTCCTTCCAATTCCCTAACAGTAGCAATAAATGCCTTTTCTTCGGGAGTATCTGCTATAATATCAGCAGCATTCATATCTCCACCTGCTGTTGAACCACCAGAAGATTCTCCACTCATATCACCAGTCAAGGCATTCTTCATACCTTCAATATCAGTTTGCATTCCTTTGAATGCTTTCTCCATATCAGTCATTGCATTTTTCAGTTTTCCTTGACTATCAGTAAAATCAAAATTTCTTATATTATTCCATCCAGCAGATACTATCGACCCAATAGATTTAAACCAATCTCCAAGATTTTTAACAAAACTTTTTAGTGAATTGACTAATTTTTGAATTCTTTTTATTAGATTTTCTACAAACTTGATAATTTTAGGTAAATTATTGATTAACCAACCAATAATTAAAATACCAATAAATTTTAATACCTTTTCAAAAAAATTACTACCAGGAAGTTTACCAATTCCACCAGAAACTCTTCCTAACTTAGAAGCTTCTAGCATTGATTCTTTTTGTCTTCTCTTTCTAGTTTCAATTATTCTTTTATTTAATTTTTTAGTTCTTATAAAATTTTCTCTTCTTATCTTTGTTCTTCTCAATGTTGCTTTGCGAAGCATTCCACCACCTCTACCCACTCCTCTGGCACCAGCACTAAGTAATGATCCAGTCCCTCTGGCAAACATTGTGCCTATTCTTATTGCTCCTGCTGCAATTGCTGGTAATGCCATTTTAGTTCACCACATTGTAGACGATTTGAGAATACATTGTATAAAAATTGCTTGGATTTGCCGAAGCAATCAGTGGAACATCAGTCGCAGATCCAGTTTTTAGTGGAACTTGACCCATTCCTCCACCTGCTCCACGCACTTTTTTATAAATTACTGTTGTATTTCCACCACCAGAAACTGGTCCTGGTGCAGAAGGCATTGACGATGTTGATGGAGTAACTTCTGCTGCTGGTGCTGCTGCTGGTTCTGTTGGGGATGTTGGGGATGATATTGTTGATGCATCTCCATATTTTCTCTCAGTACCCTCATAAGGAAAAAACTTACTTATTGCTTTTGACAATGCATTATCTCCTTTACCCAATCCTATTACAGCATTATTGAATCCTTTAAAAAGATTATCATCCCAAGATTTGTCCCATACACTATCAATTCCTCCCATAAGTTGATCACCTAACCAACCACCAGCAAATGAACCTGCAATCGAAGTTGCAATATTTACTCCAGGAATAGGAACCATTCCACCAAGAACTGCTCCACCACTAGTCAATAATGCTTTAAAAACGGCAGGAATAATCGCTTGTGCTGGAGACATTCCACTATTTGCTCTACTCGTTATATCAATAAGAGCAAATAAAGGACCAAGAAGTTTTCCTAATACTTTGGCCTTTCCAAGAGTATTTCCAACTTTTTTCAAATTTTGAGGTTTAAGAAGATTTTTACCCCATTCAAACGCTTTAATAAATGGTTTGAAGAACCATCCCGCAACTCTTCCAAACCAACTACTCTTTATGGCATGAATAGCTTGTGTTATTGCACTTCCACCTTTAGTACGCTTTAATTGTTCTAATTTTCCTCTAAAAAATCTTTTAATCCTATCAAATGGACCTTTTGGTCCATCATTCCTCATCATATTTTGTTGGGTTGTTGTTTTTCTTGCTTGCTCTAAATCAAAAGTAGACCTTCCTGCTGGTGATCCTTGTGCTCCTGGTATCCTACTCCCACCTCTAGGAGTAACACCAGCACTTGGAACACCTCCACCCCCACCAGCACTTGGACCACCACCACCTCCTCCACCAGCATTTGGAGTTGAAGGTTTATTTCTTACTTTATTCCATAATTCTCCAATTCCTTTTGCCAACAATTTAAATGGAGCACTAAGAATAGCAAAAGTTATTTTTCCAATAATACCAATTATACCAAATATTCCACCACTTAATAATGCAAATGTTCCTGCAACAATACCAAGAACTTTCCCAACTTCTATTCCTATTGATTTCAATTCACCAATATTACCTTCTGCATATGCTTTAAGGGCATCAAATCCTCTGTTAGTTAACCATCCACCCAATAGAAGCATAAAGAAAGATTTTAACTTTCCAAGAATTCCTCCTGCTTTTGATCCAACATTTTGTACTGGAGAAATTATGGACTTACTTAATTTTTTTTCTAATTGCTTTTCTTCACTCGATTTAAGTTTATTTTCTTCTCGTCTTTTTACATCCTTCTCATAATCTCTCTGTGCTTTCCTTTCAAGATCTGCTTCTTTGTTTATTGATTTTGCTAAAATATTGACATTAATTTCTAATGTTGAGATTCTTTTTTCTAACGAACTATTTAAAGAAGGCGATATCTTTTGTAAGGAGATTTTACTTCTATTTAAGTTTAATTGTGGTGCTCTGTAAGTTTTAGGCGATATCTTTTGTAAGGAGATTTTACTTCTCTTTAAGTTTAATTGTGGTGCTCTGTAAGTTTTATTGGATACCACTTGCTTGCTGCTGCTTTAGGTTTTCTTCTTCAATATATTGTTCCAATAAAGTAAGGTAAATATCCTTTTCCCAAGGAATCATATTTTCTAACTCTGTTAATGAATATTTATGATGCTGCATCAAGGCAAAATTAATTTTATAGTATGACTCAAGATTAATATGAGCCATACTTATTCGAAAAAAGATGATAGTCCTTCCAGTAGGACTTCACCTTCTACTCCAGTATTTGGATTTTTTACATTAATTGTATGAGAAAGTCTTGGCATTGTTTCAAAGAAATTTTCAACCTCTTTAAATTGCTTCGAACTTAATTGTTCAACAAAATCAATCATCTCTTTCATACTACAATCGGAAGCATTCCAAGATTCTTCTTCATTGTAAATTTGCTCAATTGATGATGCAATCAGTTTAAACGATTCATCAACTCCAAAATTACCATCGAAACTAAAATTGGATTTAATAAATTCATCTAATGATGGATATTTCATTCTCATAGTTAGATTTTCATCCAAAACAATATCTTTTGTATGATTTTTATCCGTGATAACTTTAATATCATCAAGATTAATTGTTACTGGAACTTGAGTCTCATTGTCATCTGGACAAGTTATCATTACTTCAACTTCTTCACCAACAGATTTTCCTCTGATATTCAAAAAAAGATATTCGATATCAAAAGTAGAGAGAGTTTCCACTTTTATTCCTCTAGAAAGAATACAATTACCAATTACAGTTTTAATTGCATTTGTAATTTGCTTTTGATCCTCCGACTCCATTGCAATAATAAGAATCTTTTCTTCTTTAACTAGAAAAGGTCTATATCTAATTTTCTTTTGATTTGATGGAAGTTCCAATTCATAAATTGGTGTCGTAATCTTCGGTAAAGACATAATATTCTATAATATTATCAGTTACAATTATTTATTGCCTAAATTGACGACCATCAAGGATGGTATCAATATCAGCAGCAATCCCAAGATCAATATCAGTTCTAAACTCTGTATTCAACGATCCTCTATTATTACTTGTTCCAGATTTTTCGGAAATTGATGTCGATTTTCCTGCAATATACCTCTCATACTCAAAAGAAACATTAACTTTTAATATGTCTGAAGTTCCATAAGAAATTGGAGTAGATGATAGATTTATTGGGAACATACCAATAAACTTATATTCCAATTCATTTCTATAATCTTTATCAAATTTAATAATTCTAGTTTCATTACATTTATATTGACTAGGATATCTCATTCGATAGTAATATCTCCTATCAGCTTGATTGAGTCCAGATCCATTTGTAATAAATTCCATCCAGTGCTCTAAAAACTTAATCATTCTATAATCAGAGTCAACATAAAATTCTAATTGCATTTGAGTGAATATTCTCGTATGTGCCATTTTCTCCTGCACACCCATAAAATCACCATTAATATTTGCTGTTGCCAGCGAACTACCAGGTATAACTGCAGATGAGCACAATAACCCAGCATTTTCAAGAATAAATCTCGTATCTACTCGTCTATCGTTTAAATAATTTACTAATTTTCCATCCAATCCACCAAAAAATACCTGATAGTGAGAAGTTTGTGCAAGATTAGCAACTATTGGTTTAAAATCTGTTATTCTCTTCGGACTTGGCACTCTAAATACCTATACGACTACTTTATTATTAGTTATTTAGATGTCATATAAGGGATATTACAAACCATCTTATCCTGGAAAGTATAAAGGTGATCCAAACAATATCATTTATCGTTCCTTATGGGAGCGTAAATTTATGAGATATTGTGATATGAATGAAAATATTTTAGAATGGGGAAGTGAAATAAACACCATCCCCTATCGTTCTCCTGTTGATAATCGATACCACAGATACTTCCCTGATTTTTATATTAAAGTCAAAGAGAATA